TTATCTCTTATCTAAGTGCTTGACGTCCTCCACGTCCGCCACCGCCACCACGGCCGCCACCACGTCCGCCGCCACCGCCTTGGTAGCCACCACCACCTGAATACTCTTTACCAAAGTCAAAACTAACACCCATCAAGTCTGGCACTCTGTCAAATGTGCCATCTCCTGGAAAAAACTTGTCTCTGTCTGCTGGGTTTGATCTTTGTCCTGACACTTTGTTTTCTAATATGGTGTTTATGCTTGCACAACTGATTGGGATAGCATTTGTGTCATTGCCTTCCAGTATGTCTATTTGTTCTTCTATGGCAAACGTTGTGATTATGCCTTTGAAACGTTGATACACATTTGCACTGTCTAATGAATAATCATCATTGAAGAATGCTCTGTACACAGTGACTTCACCACCTTTGATGTTTGTGGTTAAAACATCTGTGAGTGTGTCATCTGGTATACCACTCAAACTTATACCTATATCACCATTGGTTGTTTTGATGTCTTCTGCAATCTCACCTATTTGTAAGAAAGCACCCAATTGTGTATAAGTGTTACTGTTGTAAGTGATTTGATCATATGCACTGCTTATGTAATAAACATTGCCATCTAAATTCAAATCAATCATTATAGCAGTGTTGATGTGATTTTCTTGTACTGGAGGTATGCTTCTAGCCATTATAGTATAATCTCAATAAGTTGAAACTCTGAATCCCATGCAATCAAATCATGTGGCACAACTGAATACAGTGGTTTCTTCATCATTTTAACTGTGAATGTTACTGCACTACCATAGTTGATTGTGCCTGATGTTAAGCCAACACCTGTTTGACTTATAACTGGTCTATGCACAGGTATCACAACACTTGTGCCTGTTGAGAATGCTACATCAGCAGTAACTTGATATGGATATCTGTATGTGCCTGTGCTGCCTGCAGGTTGTATGTAATCACCTTTTTTGAACAGTGTGCCTGCACCTATAACACCACTTGCGTTAACTGTGATGTTTGCACCACTAACACTCACCAAACTCAAACTGCCTGACAGTATGCCACCTTGATATGCTGTTATATAACTGAGACCTGTGTTTGAGGTACCAATGTTTATGCTTTCTTCTTCTGTTCTGTCTAATCTATCTAACTCTTCTAGTACACCTCTGTTTGTGCTATACTTGAGACCATCATGCATGCCCACTGTGAATCTGTATGGCATTGAAGTTGATACTTCTGATGTCAATACTCTGCCTGAACGTGATATGGTTTGAGCACTTAACTTTGTTTTGTCTATGGTTATAAATTGTGCGTTATCTACTATTGTTTGTATGCTCATTATCTTGGGCTCCTTCTAGCACCCACTTGGGTTAAGTTATATATGTACTGTGGATCACGTGCTAGTGCTTGTCTAAATGATTGCACATCTACTGCATTGATGTTGTATGTGATACCACCTCTGCCACCTGCACTTGCCATTTGTGCATTAGGTAATATTTGACCACTAACATTTGGCATGAACACTTCTGGTCCTTTTTCACCAACCACATAAGGTTGATTTGCCAACACAGGTCCACCTGCTGCTCTACCTTGTAAACTGATACTGCCACCTTGTCCAAAACTGATTGGTATACCAAATGCACCAAAGATACTGCTCAATATAGGTTGTATAACAGCAAGTCTTAGTGCGTCTGATATCATTTGTGTTACCAACTTCTTGAAGAATGACTTGAATGCATCTCCTGCATCTTTACCTTCTAAGAATGCTGTGGCTAAATCATCTGCTAGTGCCTTTTGTGCTGAACCCAGTGTGTCTAAGAAGTTCAACAATGGTTCTTGTCCTTCTGTGAGTGCATCATCTAATTCTTTCTTGGCTTTTCTAAATTCATCCATTGTGATAGCACCATTACCCAACATGGTTTCAAGTGCTTCTAGCAGTGTGTTGTATTCTTCTATTGATGTTACATCTGCAAACGCTTCTTTCAATTCACTGAATGCATCTGCTGCTTCTGCGGCACTTTCTTTGAGTGTTTGTGCATTTTGTGCAATGGCAATTGTTGCTTCACCTGTGATGCCTTCTGCACCTGCGGCTGCTTCTTCTGATGCAGTTCTTATTCTTTTTGCACCTTCATCCATGTCATCAAAGAATTCACCAAGTGCGTCTCTGGCAGTGCTGTTTGTTACTATGATCTTGCCAAAGTTATCACCAAAACTCTTAGATAAACCTGACAAGTCACCGCCTGTTTTGTTGAAGTCTTCACGCATGTTTGTGAAAAAGTCAGATACGCCTGAATCAATGCCTGGTATGTAATCTACTAGTTCACCAAATGCAACACCTAAATCAAATATCTTGTTGATTATGAAGTTGAGTGCTTGTCTACCTAAGTCTTTGAATCCTTCAAAGAATTCACCAAAGTTAGGGAACAGTTCATTGAACACTCTGGTAACTGTGTCTCTGAACGTGAAGAATATGTCTATGAGCAATGCTACTGCTTCACCACCTGCTCTAAAGCCACTAACAATACCTGATCCTATGCCTGCACCTACTGCATCTAAGTTGGTACCATTTTCTGTTAACACATTGTTTAGTGCTTCTAAGAAGCCTTGGAATTCTGGTAGTATAGCATCACCTATTGATTTCTTGAACAGTGTGAACTTGTCACCTACCTGACTGAGTGCACCACCTAATGTGTTGTTTAGGTTTTGTGCGGCACCTTCAATCTCACCACCAAACTCTTGTAATTTTGTGATTGTTTCTTCTACACTATAACTTACACCTTCTTCAAAGCCTGCAGCACTCTTAACACCTTTCTCTCTGAAGATGTCTGCGGCTGCAATACCACCACTAAACGCTCTCTGTAATTGTCCTGCTGCATCTGTGAAACTGATACCAAACTGTCCTGCAATGTCTGCTGCTAGTTTGGTGTTTCTTTCTAAGTCTGCCAGTGTAGGTGATATAGTAGCCAGTGTTGGTTG